TTAAGTATGATATATCAGATTTAACAGCCGCTACAGAAGATACAATAATTACAGGAGTGGCCGCAACAATAAATGATGTAAGTTATATTGTGGGTACAGAAGGCTATATATTAGAGATTTCTAACAATCCTCTGATAAATGAAGATAATGTAAATAAAATACTGACAGCTTTAAATAATAAATATAAGGATATGAGGTTCAGAAAGCTAAGCGGAAAAGTAAGGTCGGATTTCAGGCTGGAGTCTATGGATCCGTTATGTGTGGAAGACTATAAAGGTAATGCTTATGACTGCTATTTAACAAGGCTTACTTATACAATTGGAGACTATACAGATATTAGCTGTGACTGTAAGACAAAGGAGGAAACGGAAATATCTGGCAATTCTACAGTTACAAAAATATTAAAAATGGCAGAGTCGAGTGCAGATAAGAAAGTTGAGAAGGAGAAGAATGTAAGAGAAAAGGCATTGGCAGAGCTGACAGAGAAGCTTAGCAAAAATACAGGATTGTATTATACAGCGCAGGAAGCAGAAGGAGGCGGATATATATATTATACACACGATAAAAAGACCCTTGCAGAGAGTACATTTATAACAAAATGGACAGCGGAAGCAATAGGAATAAGTATGGATGGAGGAAAGACTTATCCATATGGATTTACTGTTACAGCAAAAGTAATTATGGATATAATTGCGGCTAATAAAGTATCTGCGACATATATAGAGGGAGGAATATTAAAGCTAGGTGGACAGGATAATACACACGGAGCAATAAATATATTAAATGCTAAGGGAGAGCTTATAGGTTCCTGGGGAGCAAATGGAGTAGATGCCCAAAAAGGTTTTATTGGTGGCTGGAGCATAGAAAATGGAATGTTAAAAAGAACCACAGAGACATATATACCACCTAATAAAAAAGTTCTGGATAAATTGTCATATGTAATAAGAGCTGATGCAGCAAATACATTAGATAAAAATTTATATGATTTTAACGGTAATGGTCAGATAGATATGTATGATTTTGTATATGTAAAAAGGGTACTTAATGGACTAACAGAGTTTAATAAAGACACTTGTGCTATTGCTAAGACGAGCACAGTTACAATAACAATAAATCCTTACAGTACTAAAGAAATGATTTCAATATATGGAACTGATATGTGGGGCCAAGAAAGAAAAACAATAATGGGAATACAGGATTTACAGATAGATAAAGTAAAGTCTGACAGCGTAGAAGCTGGTGAATTTAAACTTAATAAAGATTACGAACATCCTGATATTGGTGGAGTTACAAATGTAATCACTATGGGAGATAACAGTAAATCTTATATAGGAAGCCAGGATGGTACGGCAATACTCGGAAACTCAGTTGGATACGAGTTGAGATTGCAGACAGATGGCAATTTAGTTTTGTATAACACAAGTGGCATAGCAGTATGGAGTTCAGGAACAGCAAGAGGATAATGATATGGGAATATATGTAAGAAGAGGAATGGAAGCGGATTTTGATCCGGAAAAAATGAAGCCCGGAGAATGGGCAGTAAGTATTAACAGCGATAGAAAAAAGCAGAAAATATGGATGTGTTTTGCACCCGGTGTAGTAAAAAGAATGGGTACATATGAGGATTTCGTTGACCAGATTGAGAATGCAACAGATGAGATAAAGCAGAAATACATAACAGCTTTTAGCGAGATTTTAAAACAGATAGAAGATGACAAAAATGTTGTAGATGAGGAATACCAGTATGTTGTGTCATTTAAGAAAGCAATTGACAATACTTATATACCTCAAATAACAGCATATGCCAATGCGGCGGCAAGCAGTGCCAAATCAGCGGCGACATCAGAAATCAATGCCAATACATATAAGACGAATGCAGCTTCAAGTGCCAGTGCGGCGGCAAGCAGTGCCAAATCAGCGGCGGCATCAGAAAGTAATGCCAATACATATAAAACAAATGCGGCTTCTAGTGCTAATACAGCGGAAACTGCAAGGACAGCGGCAGAAACTTATAAAAATAATGCACAGACATATATGAATAATGCCAAGAGTTATATGGATGCGGCCAAAACAGCAGCAGCTTCCATAACAGGAGCATTAAAGCCTAAAGGAACAGTTACATTTGCTAATCTTCC